GTTTTTCTTCTGTAATTCTTATACCAATAGTCTTTTTTGTTCTATTGGTTATAAGACCGATTAAATGGCTACTTACAGGACATTACTATCCGCAAGACCCACAGAAAGTGAAAAAGACTTGGTTGTATAAATGGATATTAAAAACTGGCTTAGGTTGGTTTCGTTAAATGCCACATAACAAGATGTATAACACACTAAAGTGTTCAAAACGCTGATGCTTAGTAAATTAGAAACATTAAATATAACAGCTAGATTTAAGCTATTTCCTTATGTGGTTTGTGGATCAAATAAAGTTTTGTATCAGTTATCTCATTTTAAAAGAAGAAGAACGTGCCCTTTTAAAAAATTAACTTACAATCCAAAAAGAAAAGCCTACCGGATAAATTCGCAATGGGTTTCTAAGACAAAACTGTATTCTCTTATGCAATTAAAAAATGAAATCATAGAAATTTTTTAACTTATCAACTATTAGTTGATAAAATAGCAGTACCACTCAATTAATTTAGCACCGTATAGAGGTGTTATATGCTAAAAAGTGCGTTAATAAATAGTGGTTTTGCTAGTTCAGCAGATGGTATTGTAGGTAATACTGGTTTTTTTAACTTTTTAGGTGGTGCTACCACAAAAAATGGTACCGCAGTATCTTCTTCAACCGCAAAAACTTTATCTGCTTTTTATAATGGCATAACTATTTTGTGTAACGATTACGCAAAATTGCCAAAATTTGTTATTAAAAAAGAACGAGATACAAGAAAAAAAGACACTTCACATCCATTAAACAAGCTTATAGATCAGCGGCCAAGTCCTTTAATGTCTGCCTTTAATTATGATTCTATTATGATGCAATGCGCTATCCTAAAAGGCAATGCGTATTCAGAAATAGTTAGAAATGAAGCAGGAAAAGCTATTAGTAGAGAATACATTAACGAGGTAGATACACCTGTTACTGTAAAAAAATTTGATGGCAAGCTGTTCTATGAATTTGACAATAAAATTTTAGAAGCCAAAGATGTAGAGCATGTCATTGGTTTTACAGAAAACGGTATTACTGGAATAGGCGTTGTTTCTTATGCGGCCAAATCTTTAGGAGTAGCATTAAGTAGCCAAGAATTTGCAGAAGAATACTATGCTTCTAGAGGTATTGGTATGGCGGTAGTAACTTCTTCAAAAGAAATAAATGACAAAGCAAAAATTAGATATGGAGATGCTATCCAAACTCGTTTAAATTCTTCAGCAAATTATAAAGTATCTGTTATAGACGAAGCAGGTTCTTTTCAGCACATAAAATTAACGCCCCAAGAAAGTATGTTTTTAGAAACCAACAAATTGGCTGTACAAGAGGTAGCTCGTTGGTTAAACATACCGCCTCATAAATTAAAAGACACAGAGAATTCTAATTATTCTAATATGGAATCTCAAAACATAGATCATGTCTCTAATAGCTTATTGCCATGGTCTATAAAGTTTAGGCAAGAGCAAAACTACAAACTTTTTACAGCATCCGAAAAGAAAAGTGGCTATCAAATAAAACACAATACCAACTCCTTACTAGAAGCCGATAAAAAAACACAAGCAGCATTTTTAAGTACAATGATCTATGCAGGTGTATATACAAGAAATGAGGTTAGAAATTTATTTGATTTAAACGAATTAGAAGGCTTATCAGATCCTTTAACTGCTGTAAATATGCATACAAAAGAACAAGTAGATGCTAATTTAAAAAAATTAAAAGATGAGTAAGCCAAGAATAGTAACCAGAGATGCTTTTGTAAGAGATACAACAGCAGAAATGATTGAAAAAAGACAGGTAGAATTTGTTATTTCTACAGAAGCTGTAGATACTTATAGAACTGTTTTTAAGTTAGATGGTTGGGATTTATCAGACTATACTAGAAATCCTATAGTATGCTATCAGCATCGAGCAAATTCAGACGATCCAGACAATATTATAGGTACTTCTACAGTACGAGTAGAAGGGTCCGAGCTTATAGGTACAGTAACTTTTGAGCCAGCAGAAATTAATCCAAGAGCAGAAAAGATTTTTCAAAAAGTACAGTCTGGTACATTAAGAATGGCTTCTGTAGGAGCTAATGTTCAAACAGCAAGATTTGGTGTAGAAGAAAACGAAGAAGATCCAGAAGTATTGTATTTCACAAAACAACGTTTAATGGAGTGGTCTGTAGTTTCTGTAGGGTCTAACCCAGATGCTCATAAAAGAAACGCAGAAACTTTAGAAGAAATGCGTAGTTCTTTAGTAAAAGAAATCAACGTAGAATCAGAAGCAGTAACCTCTTTTGATCCAAAAAAAAGAAGTCTGCGAGAAGTAGAATTATTAATAAATAAGTAAATAGTAAAGATGAAAAATTCAATTGAATTAAAACAAGAACGTGCTTCTCTAATAGACCAAGCACAAGGTTTAGTAGATGCTGCTAAAACCGAAAAAAGAGAACTAACACCAGACGAAGAAGCATCTTTTGATGATTTTATGGCTCAAAGAAAAGAGTTAGATGCTAAAATTACAAGAGCTGAAAGTATTGAAGAAAATCTAAAACGTGCTGCACAAGCATCGGGTGTTATTGTTGGTGGTAACGAGCAAAAAGAAAAACAAACGTTAAAAAAGCGTTTTTCGCTACACAAAGCCTTACGATCTCAATTACCAGGCGGTGTATTAGATGGTGTAGAAGCAGAATTGCATCAAGAAGCTGTAAGAGAAGCTAAAGAATTTGGAGGTACTATTGAAGGAGTTGCTGTACCAAACAGCATGAGAGCAGATGCACAAACTGTTACCCAAGATTCAGGAAACTTTGGAGGTAAATTAGTTTTTGAAGAATACAAAGGGCTTATAGATGCTTTAGCACCAAAGCCAATTGTACAAAGTTTAGGCGCACAATACATGCGTGGTTTAACTGGTCCTGCGGCTTTTGTTACTAATAATGGAGGTATTACTGCAACATGGGAGGGTGAAATAGATACAGTTGCTCCAACTAAAACGCAGTATGGTAAAAAATCAATGGATGCTAAAAGATTGTCAGCTACCGTGCCAATTTCTGTGCAAAACTTACACCAATCTGTTATTGCTTTAGAAACCGTAACAGCTAATGATATTCGTTTAGCTACAGAGAGAGCCATAGATTATGGGGTAATTAATGGTTCTGGTACAGGTAATGTTCCTTTAGGTATTTTAAATGCACCTGGCGTTAATACCATTGCAATGGGTACTAATGGTGCTGCGCCTACATGGGCAAAATTAGTAGAAATGATTACGTTGCTAGAAGATGCCAATGCTGTAACTGGAGAAATTAAATACTTAATAAATGCGCTTACAAAAGGCTATCTAAAAAGCCACTTGCATACAGCAGGAGATGCTAAGTACTTAATGAGTTCAGACAATTTAATTAATGGCTTACAAACAGGAGTTTCAACTTTTGTTCCTAAAAACTTAACCAAAGGAACTGGTACTAATTTATCGGCTGCAATTGCAGGAGATTTTAGCCAAGTTATTATTGGAGAATGGGGCTTCTCAGATATGGTGGTAGATAATATTACTCGTAAAAAAGAAGGTCTTATAGAAATTACAAACAATCAATATGTAGATGTGCTTATTAAAGAAGAAGCAGCGTTTACTGTAATTAAAGACTTTGATTTGTCATAATAAGTGATTTGAGTTAATAGTGATTTGGGGTCTGTTTTTAGGGGGCAGGCCCTTTTTTAAAACCATAAAAAAACAAGATGGCTCCAGTAAAAAAAGTAAAAATAAAATTTATAGTATCGCCAACGGGTTTGTATGGCTTGGCGTACAACGCAGGAGATGAAGTCTCCTTACCAAAACCGCAAGCAAACACCATTGTAGAAAATAAACATGCCGTATTTGTAACTAAAAAATAATCAATCATGGCCTTTTATATAGAATTAGATCATACACCAGACGAAATTGTAACGCTTCAAGAGTTTAAAGCTCAATTAAAAGAAGTAGATCCAACAGAAGATCATCCAGAAGATGCATTGTTTCAGCAATACATAGATGCAGCGGTAGAAGAATGTGAATCGTATATAAATAGAGCTATTGTAGAAAGAAAATACAAAATATCTGGTAAAAGCTTTGCAGAAGCTATAACAAGTTCATTGCATACCATTATAGCTATAGATGAAATAGCGTATAAACCAGCAGATTACACAACTGGTAATTTAACAGTTTTAGATGCAGAAAATTACACCTTAACAAGAGTGGATTCTGTAGAAAACAAAATAGAATTTTTGGAAAATATTACGCTTCCAGAAATTAAAGAATTTACACCAGATGCAGTGCAAGTTTCTATTACCGTAGGCTTGCCAAAGGTGTATAAAAAAATAAAGCAAGCTGTCTTATTAAAAGCAGTAGCTATGGATCAATTACGTGGAGATTACGTAAAAAACAAAACCACTGCATCAGAAAGGTTGTTGCAGTCATTAATAAAATATTAAAGTGCAAGTAAAACTAGGGGCTTTTAAAAACAAGATACAAATTCTGCAAGAATCTAAAACCAAAGATGCATTAGGAACTCCCGTTCCCGCTACCTCAGTTTTAAAGAATTGCTGGGCGCATCAATTAGAAATGTCTTCAAAAGAAGATGAAGAAGATGGTAAAATTAGAGCCATTTTTGATGCCTCTTTTATTATAAAATATGATGCCAGACTAGTAAAAGGAAAGGCTGTTGGTATGTTGGTAAAAGACGATGAAGGTATTTTTTACAACATA